CCACCACGCTTCTTCGCCATGCTAGTACCCTCCCTTGCGCTTGAGGACGACCCGCTTCTTCCCGGAGGCTTTCTCCGGCATGTTCGCATACGCCTTCTTCGGCGTCGCTTCGATGAACTCCGTGGCCACCTTCTTGCCGGGGCCGTCCTTCACCTTGCCTGCGGCCGCTGCGTACATCAGCCGCTGCTGCGCCTTGCTGGTGATCGGCACCTATCGCTCCTTGGCCTTGCGGGCCGCTGCGGCGTTGTCCACCAAGTTGGGGTACGGACGACCCGCCGCCTTCGCCCGCGCCTTGGCGGCAGCCTTCTGCTTGGGCGTCAGCGTGGTGCGGTCCTTGGGCGCCACCGGGTTGTCCTTCTTCCAGAACACCAACTTCTTCGCCATCGTCAGATCCGGTTGAGGGTGGCGATGACAGACGCCGTCGAGGGCGCCCAGGCGCTTGCCGGGTTGGCCTGGAGCGACAGGTCGGTGTCCGTGACCGCCCAATACAGCTCCAGATAATCGTTGGCCGCCAGCGTGAAGAAGTAGTTCCACGCCGGCAGCAGGTGCCCGTCTACCGATCCGTGCTTGTTGGGCACCGAGACGCGCCCGGTGGAGCCCGCCACGTCCGTCCCGTTCTTTCGCACCCACACGTCCACATCCTGAATCTGCGAGTCGGTGTTCACGAACTGCCCGCTCCACATCAGGTTGTAGTCACCCGCATACGCCACGGTCAGGCGCGAGGTGTTGACGACGGTCACGCCGCGCGACAAGTCGGTGGTGTCAAACGTGATCGCCTTGGCCGTGTTGATCGCGGTGTGCGTCTGGTCGGTGTAATCCGAGAACCCGCCGTACCAATGCGCCCACCCGGACTGCACCCACGCCCCCGCCACGCGACTGTAGGTGTCCCGCGTGTCTGTGCAGAAGTACGTCGAGCCGTCCGCGATGGTCGTCGGCCGGTTGGCGAACGTGCCGGACTGGACGTGGATGCTGGCGTCGTCGTCGTGGGCGTTCAGTGCCGTCCGCAGCACGTTGTCGTTCCCGCGCACGACGTTCGCGTTCACCCCGGCGCCAGACAGCACCGGGCTGGAGAACGTGAGCGTCTGGTGCGTGCCGACCAGCGCCATCAGTAGTTGATCTCCACGCGCACAAACCCCGGCGCGCCGCTGCTGCCAGCGGTCCCGCCCTGGTACGTCCCGCCACCACCAGCACCATACCCCGTCCCAGCGGTTGACGGCGTGGATGTCGATTGGATGCCGCCCAACCCACCCGTGCCTACCACGCCCTGAAACGCGCTGCGGTTGCCGCCAGCGCCACCGTCACCGCCAGTCGCGTTGTTCCCGGCGCTCCCGGAGCTGCTGTCCACAAACACCCACCCCCCCGTGCTGGCGTACGCTGTGCCGCCATTGCCGCCCGTCGCACCGCTTGCCCCGAACCCCCCATTGGCGCTTGCCGCGTCACTGCTGGCCACATGGGTGACTTGGGCTATGGAGCCGCCGTTGCCAGCCGTTGCCCCGGCAGGAATCGAAATACTCAACGACTGCCCGCCAGACACCGTGCGGGTAAAACGCGCCACAACGCCGCTGCCGCCACCGCCGCCTGCCACCAAGGCTCCACCACTCCCGCCACCGCCAGCGCCCGCCACGGTCACGCGCACAGTCGTGGCGTTGGCGGGCAGCACCAGCGTGTAGGTGCCGGGGGTGCCGTACTGGAGGATCGGGCCGCCAGACATCAGCATGCGCGTGGCCAACATCAGAAGTTCTGCCCCGAGACGAACCCGTACCACGTCGTGCCCGCGTCCCACGTCACGAACGTGAAGATGTCCACCTTGGTGTTCGTGCTGGTCAGCGTCGGCGCCGTCCCGCCCGCCCACTTCACGCTGGCGCCCCACGTCACCGTGCGCGGCGTGCCGTCCGCCGTGAAAGCCAGCGTGAAGCTGCACGCCGTCCCCGACGCGCTGGGGTTCTGGATTGTCAACGTCGTGATGTTGGCGTTGAGCGCCACCCCAAAGACGTTGCCGTTCTCCAGGTTGAGCGTCAGCGTCCCGGCGCTGATCGACGGCGTGGTTCGCGTCTCACCGTAGTCCTTGATGACCGGACGCTCGATGAGGTTGTCGCCCATCGCCAGCGGGCCCGTGAGGGTCAGGCCCGCCAGCGTCACCGAAACGCCAGAGCGGACGTAGGCGACCTCCACCCACACCGATCCGGTGTCGTACCACAGGCGCACGTCACCACTATCCGTCGTCAGCCACTTCCGCCCCGCCGTCCCCGCTGCCGGGCGCGAGGCCAGCAGCGAGGACTGGACATGGATGCCTGTGTCGTCGTCATGCGCCACATAGGCGGTCCGCAGGGTGTTGTCGTTCCCCTTGACCACCGTGGCGTCCAGCGGGTCCCCGTTGCTGGGATTGGTGAACGCCGCCACGCCATGTTGCCCCACCGTCTCCGGCATCAGCGCCTCCCTAGCGCGAAGGTTGACAGCTTGAACCGGCTGAACACCGGCAATGCCGTGCCGGAGTCAATGATCGTCACGTCGATGTAGTAGCCGTTCCCGCCCATCTGCACCCGATAGTTCTTGCCGCCAGCCCCGCCCCAGCTGGTCGAGCCCGTCCACGTCCCCGTGCCCCAGGTGGACGCGAACGACACCGGCAACGTGTACCCGCTCGCCGTGTCGTCCGAACGCCACGTCACGTCACACGACTTGGTCCCGTTGAGCGAGGCGGTGAGGTAGCCGAAGCGGAGCGCCTTGGCCACGCTGTCGTCCCCGCAGTACATCCGGTGCAACTGGACGCTCATCGTGACCGTCGTGCCGCCCGTGCCGTTGGCCGCCACGTTGTCCTTGTTGTACCCCGGCGCATCGCACAGCGACACCCACCCGTCCACGTCCCCGCGCAGCACCACCGGCAGCCCGTTGCTGTCCAGCGTCTCGAACAGCGTGGTCGTCGCTGGCGTGATGTACCCCGTGTCCCACGGCCCGCTCCAGGCGCCCAGCAGCGTGTGGTACTGGAAGACCCCGATGGTCGGCAGGCTGATCCACAACTCCCGCGTCCCCCGGTTGAACTCCGCCCGGATGCCGCCGAACTGTGCCGAGGACAACGTGCGGATCAACGGCAGGATCGGGTCTGGCGTCTCGACCGTGGCAACCGGCGCCACTTCGGCCTCGTTGCAGCGGTAGAGTCCGCGCTCCGAGATGAAGTACGCCAAGTTGCCGATGGACACGATGCTCTTGGGCGCGATGGTGCCCACGTCCGCTGTGAGGCCCTGGGGCGCCACGGTGATGTCGTCTTGCCCGAACCCCGTCAGGCGCGAGATGCCTCGGCGGTGGAAGATCAACAGCGACGTGTTGACGCTAGCCAGCCCCACTACCGTTTCGTCCGCAAACGTCCGCACCACGATCTGTCCGCCCGGCCCACCGCTCCCGCTGAACGACGCATCGCTGAACGAATCGCCGTTGTTGAGCCCGGAGTAGAAGATGGAGTCCGGCGCGCCACTGTCCCCGGCGCCCCACAGCCGCTGGTTGTGGACGGCCAGCGTGCTGACGTTGAACGCCCCGCCGATGCCGGTCGTGGTCAGCGTCGTGCCGTTCCACTTGTTCAGGCTGGACCCGTCCGCGATGTACGCCACGTCATTGCTCGCGTCCCGGAACTGGGCAAACGCTGGCGCGATACTGGTCGAGAGCGCGCCGGTCTGCGCCGTGTAGGTCCACGGGAAGCTGCCGTAGGCTGCCGTGTACAGCGTCCCGTTGTCGGCCACGACGAGGATCTGCTGCGTCCCCCCATCCCGCCGCCAGGTGTACCCGTTCAAGATGTCGCCGCCCAGTGCCGAGGACGACGTGCGCCGCGTCCCGCCGCGCTTGGTCACGGCGCCAAAGTCCGTCAGGCGCGCGTTCGTCGCCCGGCGCAGCTGGTTGGGCTGAAGCGACGCCTCGTCGGACACCGTGTTGAGCCCGCCCTGCATGGACGGCTGCTCGTCCAGCAGGGTGTCACGCGGAGGCGCAGCGGCACGAAAGGGCGCTGTCATCAGCCGCCGCTCCAGTCCCACTTCATGTCAGGATACGCCATCCGCGTCGGGTTGATCGTCTGCCGACGCATGTCGTCCAGCATCGTAGCCCGCTCCTCGTCAGCGATCCGGCGCAGGTTTGCCGCCGCCGCTGCCTCGGCGCCCCCCTTCTGCAGCAACTGGTACGCCCCCTGGTAGACCAGCACCAGATGGTTGTTGTTCGGCCAGTCAATCGTCGCCGTGTCGGACGACAGGTCCAGCAGCGCCGTGGGCTTGTAGTTGACGCCAACGTACAGCCCCACGCCAAACGCCACCGGCAGCGCCTGCAGGTACGTCCCCGTCATGTAGTACATCCGGGGGTAGCTGGGCAGGTAGTTGGTCGTGGTGGCCAGCGGCACGTCCTGAAACCGCGTCTCGGAGTACAGGACGTTGCCATCCGACACCGACATCACGCGGTAGAGCAGCTGCTGGTTGTCGCCGCTGCCACTGTCCAGCGCGGTGAGCGCGACCTGCCCGTTGGCGTCCGTGGTCACCTGCCGCTGCGCGAACCGATAGTACGGCGCGGCGTTCAGGATGTTGGACCACTCGGCGTCATAGACCGAGTTCAGGACCGTCTTGATGAACGCGTCCGACCAGCGATCCGACTGCTCCGCGTCCATGTACTGCCGCGTGTCGCTGACCAGCTGGGCACGGGTGATGGCCGGCACGGATGCCTCTCAGGGAAAGTGGAACTACAGCGCCGGGGTGACCTGGACCCTCTTGCCCCGCCGCACCTTCGTCAGCCCCGTGGGGTCCGGGCTGTCCGTCAACTCCTGCAGCACCGCGTTGACCTGCTCGTTCAGCGCCTCCGTCTCGTTGAAGCGGAGGATGCGATCCGCCAGCGCCGAGACTTCCTCCTTCGGGAACGTCCGCATGACGCGGTGGAGATGCGCCGGGGCGTCGTCCAGCGAGCAGTCCATCGGCAGGTAGCCGACGATGTCGTGCGCGCGCGCGGGATCGACCTCCCCACTCTGCACCGTCTCCCAGCGGCGGTCGTTCTCCGGCCACTGCCAGCAGATTGCCCAGTGCGTCCCGAGGTGGTCGACGAAGCGCAGGAACAGGTTCGGGTGGACCGCCCGAAGCCGCCGCTGCACCTCCGGCGACGGCTCGGGACGCCCCAGTGCATTCACCAGGACCGACACGTCCTAGTCCTGCACAAGCAGTTCGGCCACACCGACCAGGTCGTCGGGCTGCACCGACACCGCGCCGACCGTCACCAGCGCCAGCCGCAGACTGTCCCCGGGGCGCAGCGTGCGCTCGGAATCCGTCAGCGTGCCCGTGACACTCACCGTGATCGGCACGTTGGCCGTCTTGGCGTTGATGTCCACGGCCGCCGTCAATGCCAGCGCCGTGCCGCCGGTCATCTTGATGAGCTGCAGCGTGCAGCTGGTGGCCGCCGTGGGGTACACCTCGGCCGAGATGGTGAAGCGCGAGACGACGCACGTCGCCGCCATCGCCCCGATGTTGTGATTCTGCGTGCCAGCGGCCAGCGTGCCGGTGTTGATGCGCCCGCTGGTCAGCGGCACCGGCAGCGTCCCGAACCGGCCGGGCCGAGGCATGAAAGCGTTTCCAACGCTCATGGGTTGCTCCGAAGAAGAAGGGCCAGCGCGTCAGCGGGGGGCGGCACCGCGCCACCCCCCACCGTTCACGCTTAGATGACGTGCGAGTACCGCTGCGTGTCGGTGTACCCGGTGATGATCCCGTGCGCGTTGCGCGCAAGGCAGGCCAGGTTCCCGTACCACCCGTAGGTCGTCTCGAACGCATCGCGGCCCTGCAGCCACCGCCACGGCCCGGCGCCCTCGAACTCGACGAAGCCCCAGTCCTTCGCATCCACCCACGCGAGCGAGGGGATGTGCAGGAGGTAGATGGTGCCGGCGGGGACGTAGTAGTCCTGCACCATGTTGATCCCGCAGACCTCGACGGCGCGGTAGCCGCCCTTGATGGTGCGCGAGAACTCACCCGCCGGGAACCGGCGCTGGGCCACCATCGACTCCATGAGGCGCTTGGTCACGCCCGGGGTGGACATCAGCAGGAACTCCTGCGGGCGGGTCATGGCGTCCTTGCCGGACAGCCCGTTGATCCGCTGGATGAGATCCCAGATGTCCGACTCGGTCGGCTGGTTCGCGTCCGGGGTGTCGGTCCCGGCGGTCAGACGCACCGTGTTCCAGATCGGGTAGGTCGAGGCCGCGACGTTGTGCAGCGTCCCATAGGAGCCGCCACGGTTGGTGATGTTCACCAGCCCGTTCATGGCGCTGTTGTACGACGTGTCGCTGGCGGTTGCCTTGACCACCCAGTCCGACCCCGTGGTGCCGGAGATCGCGGCCGACAGGGTCAGGGTCGAGTTGTCACCCGAGACGCTGATCGCGGTCACCTGCGCCCGCCCGCGCACCGCGGGGCCGGTGGGGTTCAGGATGGCGATGGTGTCGCCCACCGAGATGAGCAGCGAGCCCTGCCCGGCGTTGGCGATGCCGTAGGGGCTGTTGACCACGACGGTGACCGGCGGACCAGCGGAATAGCTGGACACCAGCGCGACGATGCCGTCCGGCTTGTTGTGGAGCGCCTGCTGCATGAGCAGCTTGGAGGCGTCCTTGATCTCATCCATCGTCTTGCGGAGGATCGTGGTAAACGCGGCCTCCTTCGACTGCGTCCCGATGAAGGCGAAGCCGTCCACCTGGCGCGTGGTGTAGGCGCGGACCACGCCGACGTTCGCCTGGACTTCCTGCGCGGTGGTGTCGTTCGGAAAGTACCCGGAGCTGGAG